CCAAGTTGCGACTTCAGGGTCTTCAGCTCCTCGCCGATGGCCTTGATGGCCTGCACGTCGTCCATGGTCGGCTCGGACTTCGCGAGCAGGTTATCCAGCTCGGAGCCCTTGGCGACGATGGCGTCGTTTACGGTTTGGATGGTCATTGGATTATTCCTTGGATTCGTAATGATTCGCGCAGCATCTCGCGCTCGATCATCGCCTTCTCGGTATCCTTCGGCTTGGGCCCTGCATTGTCGAGCAGGTTCGCGATAGTCTCCGATGCGCTCTGCAATGCATCAGCGACACCGCGTAACGTGTCGACGTTCTTGGATGACAGTGTCCGCCCTTCCTTCTCACGGATCGCCGCGCGTTCCTTCACCCTGTCGACCATCCGAAGCACCTCGTCACCGATGGCCTCGATATGGTCGTTCAGTCCGGACTTCGCACTGATGAGCCGTGTTTCGGGATTGGCGCCGTACAATACAGGCGAGGCTTCGTAGAGCGTTGCCTCTACAATCTCGCGGATGCCGCCGTTGTTCTGTTCTTCGTTGATGGAGAAGCCGATCGAGAACTCGTCGATGATGCCGGCCTTGATGTCGCTGAACGCTTCCCTGCCGCGCTGTGTTTCAAGATTGAACTGCATCTTCAGGCGTAGGCCGCCCAGGGTGCGGATCTGATCGGGCAGGCCAGCATCGCCGGGTTGCAGTTCTTGGGCTTCTATCGTCTTGCCGACGGGTGCTCCCCAGTCATGCATCCAGACGATCTTTGGCGCTTTGCGCTCTATGGACTTGGCGAAGGCTCCCGGCAGGATGCGGTCGCCGACGACGTCGACGTTGTTAAACACCGATACGACGGCGTCGACAATGCCTTCGTCAGGTGTGACCCCCTTGATAAGCAGCGGACACCCGCGGCGATCTTTGGTCATGGTTGGTTCCTAGGTTGTTGGGCGAAGCTATGGCGCAGATCGACGCGATAACCGAACAGTTACCGAACACCTACCGGCGACCCTCGCGGATCGCTCGAGTGTAGCACCGGCAGCGGACGGCGTTCTTCGCACTTAACCCTGGCCCGGCTGGGTAGGGCGTCATCTCGCCGCCGACAGTGAACATCCCGTTGTCGTCCTCGTACTGGCCGCGGGCCTTTGCATGAGCATCCCTAGCGCCCGGCAGAGCTACCCACCGCCGGCGGATCTTGCGGGCTGGGTCTGGCTCGCGTTCGTTCAGCTTCTCAAATGTGGACTGTTGCGTCTTGCCAGCGCTCGCCGTGGCCGTCGTCCGTGCGATCGCCTCGGCGCGGCTCGACTTCAGGGTCGCGAATTGGTTGCGCAGTACCTCCTGCAATACGCTAGGCTGCGAGCCGGCGTTCTGGCGTAGCGTCTCCCGCACCTCCTCGCGGATCGTGCCGATCGACTGCGAGATCTTGGCGCTCGACTCGTCGATGCCCGACTGCCTCACGACTTGATAGTCGTCGCCAAGGTCAGGCACGGCAGCGTTCACATCCGAGAGGCTCAAGGCGATGACGTCGGCGACCATCTCGGCACGCGCCGAAGCGGTAGCCGTGAGGAACACCTGCTCCCATTCTTCCCAGTTGATTTCATCGCCCAGCGCCTTGACTTGCGTCTTGACCACGCCGACGACGGCGTCCTCGAGTTCGTCAATAGCCCGCACCAATTGCCGCGAGATGATCGCGGTGTAGTCCTCGGTTATGTCGTCGATGGCTTTAACCCACACGTCGTCGGTATCGTCGAGGATCTCGTTGTTCTTCGTAATCACGTCGGCAGGGGCTGCCAAGGTCACCGGAGAAACCGGTGCGCTCGTCACGTCGCCGCCGTCCAGCGGCTCAAGACCCAACACCGCCCGCGCTTCGTTTTGCGTTGCCACACCTGCGGTGTACGCCGCGACGATCTGATCGCGTGCCATGTCCGGATCAGGTTGCAGCGATTGTACGAACGTCAGGTCAAACTCCAGCTGTAGCTCGGGGTATTCCTGCGCAAAGCCCTTCATCACCTGACTTGCGACCATGTCCCAAAATGGGACGCGGCTATAGCTGGTGAAGTCACGGCTGGCCTGCTCGAAGTTGGCGTACGTGCTAGCACTAAGGCCCGCCGCCGTCATCGCGACGATAGGGTGCACGCGGTACACGCTGCAGATGTTCGCCTCAAAGGACGTCGTCAGCTCCTCGACGGCGAGTTGTTGCATGTCCATACCCAGCCTGTGGATAGACTGGATCCCCCAGATGTGCGCAGCCTTGCCCCTGTTCACCCCGCCGTACTTTCGGCCGAACGTCTCGGCAAGCGCCGCCTGTTGTTCTTGGCTCAGCTCCTCGGCGTAGTTGAACACCGTCCGCGGTGTGGCGTCGTTCTTGAGCATCGAGTACACCGCCGCCATCGCCTCGTTGTACGACTTGGCACTCGTCGACGCCAGAGCTACCGGAGACGCGCCCTTCCACGGCATGTCGGGATCTGTCCAGAAGCCGGAGATGTGGACGATGTCCTCGCGTGGGATCATGGCCTCGACAAGGCCCGACTTGAAATGGTAGTACGCAATGTCGCCGTACCCGTCGGGGATCGGGGTGATCACCTCGTCGGTAAGCAGGCGCACGCCCCGCACCACGTTACCCTCGCGGCGCTTGTGCCAGTAGGCGTTGCCGCCTAACCCGATGGCCGTATAGGTCAGGTTCCACAGCTTGTGTTCCGACTGCGGCGACAGCGGCCCGTTGATGATCCCGTCGAACAGCGGGTGGTTGCGCGTCAGCTCCTCGCCATCGCGCACCGCCAGCGGCGCCTCCGGCATCGTCAGCGCATACGCTGAGATGCAGCCTTGCACGATAGGGTTGTTACGCCAGATGGTCTCCCACTCTTTGTAGTTGTCGGCGACGTTGAGGTCGTAGTGCGTCCACTTCTGCGGCGGTAGCTCGCCCTCGTAGCGGACGAGCGCCTTCTCGTTGGTAGCGCCGAAGATCTGGCGCAGGCGGTCGGTTAGTGTCATGGTTCGTGTTCCTCGTTAGATGAAGACGACACCGGCGCGCGCCTTGGCAGTGCACGCCTGATGGGCGTAGACCGCAGCGTCGACCATGTCGTCGTGTTCAGATTCTGGAAAGGCCAGCAGCTCGTTGTCGAACTCCGGCAGGATTCCCCGCCTGTGAAAGACTAGCCCCTGCTCATAGCGGGCCAGCAGCTCGTGAAAGCGTGTCACCTTGTCGCGGTCGGGCTTGTACCCCTTGATCGGTAGTGAGGTTGTCCGGGTTAGCTCCTGCACTACCGAGGCTTGGAACTGCACCTCCTCGATCAAGACCTTGTGCGGGTTATGCTTCTCGGCAACCTTCTGGATCAGTCGCAGCGTCTCGTTGAAACTGCACCGCTCCCGTACGACTTCGAGGACGTAGCGATGGCCCGTGCTCTCCTCGTAGCCCATCACCACTATAGCGGTGTAGTCGGCCCCGTCGCGTTTGGAGATGGCAAGGTCGACGCCGATCCCGACCTTCAGCTTCTCCGGCACGCGGTCGGTGTACGTGATGTAGTCCCTGCGCATCAGAGCGCCGGCAAGGTCGACGTATTCGGCCAGGATCTCCTGACGGTACGCCACAGATGGCATGGCCTCGGCGAAGGCCGCCAGCTCGTCGGCGTCGATATACGGGTTGGCGCTCGTCGGCATGTGGAAGGATCCCCACATCTCGTCGCGCTTGGCGTTCTCGTCGAGAACCCAGAAGTAGTTTCTGCCCTTCGGCGTACTGAAGAACGACGCGCCGCCCTTGTAATCCATCAGAGTCGGGCGAAGCACCATGTTCCACGCTTCCTCGAGATCCGACAGCGTGGCGGCCTCGTCGACGGCGATCTCCGCGTACTTGCGCCCCCGGATCGCGTCGTAGTTGTCGAGGCTCCACATGTCGATGATCCCGCCCGTGACTAACTCTATCCGCTTGTCCTGCTCGTTGGTGTTGCTGATCAGCGGCTGCAGCGTGCGCTTCGTCTCACGCCAGAACTCCATCAGCATCTTGTACGTCGGGGCCATGTACGCCACGGGCTGGCCGGCTGCCGCCTTCGGTGCGATCATGGCCAGAGCGAGAACTGTCTTGCCGAAGCGACGACCGCACCGCACCACATTAAACCGGCGGCGATTGTTGTAGATCTGCAGCTGCCCCTCGTGCAGCTCAAGGCGCAGGCGGTAGGCGGGGTTGCTCATCGGCTTCCGTTAGCATTGGAGCAGCCCCGCCCCCGATGACCACCTCGACGGTGGTATTGTTCTGGTTCACGTTGTGGCTGACGACCTCCTGACGGTCACGCCAGCCGAGGACGTTCTTGGCGATGAAGACGGCGACCCCGCCGTTGCCCTTCTCCGCTGTTCCATTGGCGAGGTTGTCCAGCATCTGAGCGACGCGGGCCTCGCATGCTTGGCGGACGTTATCCACCGCAGTTGAAAACTCTGGGTATAACTCGCAGTAGTCAAACATGGTCTGCTTCGTTATGCCGAGGTGGTGGGCCAGTTGCTCAAGGTACATACCGCGCTCTGCAGCTTCGGCGAGCAGCGGCTTGTACTGTTCCCAGTCGTACTTGGTTGGTCGTCCTCCTGCCATGGTTGCGAACCTATGTAAACAGTTGATAGAATAACCGAACAGTTACCGAACGGCCGTAGATTCATGGAGGCCGTTCATCGCGGTAGGGTGGTTGCATAGCAGCCCGAGTACTCGGGAGTACGTACGGATCATGTGCCGGTCGATCGTCAGGTGGAACTCTGCATCGCGGACGGCTTGGTAGACCGTCGACGGACTGCGCCCCACCTCCCGGGAGATATGACGGATCCCCCAGCCCATGTGATGATACAGCATCCAAAGGAACAGCTGGCGAGGTACGGCGACCTCGGCGCGCTTGCTCTGGCCTACTATGGCCGCTGGGCTGACGTCGGCAGCCTCTGAGACGGCCGCGAGTATTCGCGTGGCTGTGAGGTGGTCGCGAAGGTTGCGATCAGCCGGTGCGTTGGGTTGCAATCGTACGTTAGCCATAAATCGCTCCTGACGGGTTTTTATTTGTTAGGGTGGGTAAGTACTGCCTTAAGGGATTCGAGCGCCTCCTGAGGGCTCCTGACGATGAAATACGGCATGCTGTGACGTTCGCACAGTTCAGCAAACCGCTTCTGGCTCTCCGATTGCCTCCCGGTGGTCGTCTTGACCTCGATGAAGACCGCGAACCGGTCGCGATATGCGACCAGATCCGCATGGCCCGCACTTGCTCCGGTGTTGCCGATGAGGTAGGCCCTGAGGTATCGGTCGCCTTCGGTGCGGCTAACTGATGAGTTGACCCGTACGACCATCCAACCCGCAAGCATGAGGGCCTGCATGACCTGTCGTTGGATCGTCGCCTCCGATGTTGCCTTCTTGGCTGCCTTGGCTTTGACGTTGGCCATGTGTTCCTCCTGGTTCCTCATCTCGAGTTCCAACATCGCCTGATGGTCACCCTCGACTGCCATCTCGGCAAGCTGGCGCTTGGTTAA